ACAAGACAAGGCATCTTCAGGTACATCAAATAATTTTCCGCATTCAGAACATTTATACTTAATTACTTTCTCCAAAATTTCACCTCCTTGCAAAAGATCGAAATTTGCTGTATTTATTTCCAACTAATAATACAGTACGATTCATTATATTGATTACCAATTTCAACTTTGTAACCAAGTTCCTCTAAATTCATCGGTTTTTTACATAACATTAGCCGTTTGTAGTGGTATATTTACGACTACTGGATGTGAACCTGCATCCACTATCCCATTAGCAAAAGCCTTTGGGAATGCCTTTTTCATTATCTGATAACTTCCATTTACGTCTGCATTAATATATTCTCCTTTCTCACTCTGAAATAATCCTCTATGGATTCTTCTATCTTTATTGTAATTTTTCTCAATTGGCTCTTCATCATCAAGAAAAGATGTACCACTTGTATAACTTTCATTTATTTTAATAAACTTAATTCCTTCATTCTCGCATTTATATTCAAGCCTTTGTACAATACTTAAATATGGAATAGATACAAATTTCTGATTAACTCTTTTGCCCATATTAGTATCTTGCTTCCAGCCTGAGTTATATCCACAAACTAAAGTGTCAACACTATTGTCTTTGCAAAAATCTACAACCTTTTTTGTTGATTTTTGAATATAATAATCTACTTGATTATTCCTTTTAGTTGTAAATCTCTGCATTTCGTTTGACCAATCACTATTATGTCTCAGTTTTAATTCTGATCTCATTTCTGAAATTTTCTTATTATAATACTGATTAATTGATTTTAATGGCTTGCCATTTATTATAATTGGATTTACACCACAATTTGTTGTGATGGTCATCAAATTATCAACCCCTAAGTCAATTGCAGCAATTCTTTCTGATACAATATTCTCTGTTTCAGGAACGTCTATTTCATAAACTACTTCCATAATATATTCGTTTCCTCTTGGAACGAATCTTAGCTGTATTAATTTAGAACCTTCTAGGATTTTTGTTCTAAAAATATTGTTCATAATTTTAAGAGGCTTCCAACTAAAATAAATATAACCATCTACAATTTTGAATTTGATATTATCAATTCCTAATTCAAATCGTCCATCTTCTTTTGGAAGATATCTTGGTAATTTAGGTCTACCTAAATATTTGGAAGGATTTTTTGAATAGTCTTTAACAGATGAGAAAAACGATTTCCAATTCTTATTTAGTTTTCTCAAAGTTGCTTGTCCTACGTTGCTGCCAATATCCTTATACGACTCTGAATTTTTACACAAGTGAAATAATTCATTATATTTAATCCAATGGGCGTTTTCTATTAGTCCTTGCTCTTTTTGTTTTGATGTTTCTATAAATTCCTGACGGATTATGTAATTTCCATAATTATATAAATTCTTTGATTCCCAACATAGTTTATCTATAACAGAAAATAATTTATCATTTTTCTTTATTCGATGTTGTTCTACTCTACTTACTTTCATAAGTTCTCCTTAAATTAACATGGTTCTAAAACTGACGAGACTGGCTACGAAATTCCTAAGTTAGGTTTATTACCCTATAAATTAACATGGTTCTAAAACCTAAAATATGTATTCGTAATTTACTTGGCATTCTTGAAGTTTTGAGTTCAATGGGTGAAACCCACACCCACTATCCAATTGATTTATCTTTTGGAATACTTGCGTGGAATATTTTTATATTCCACTTTATTATTCTATTATTTATTGGAATTCCCATAGCCGAATGGCTTAGATATGTTTAAAATTTCCGAATGAAAGATTGGAATCTCATGAGTTCTCTTTTTCGTCCATAATTGCCCCACAATTAGGACAATATTTTGATTCTAATTTCTGGTTATAATTCAAACAAGCTGAGCAATATACCCCTTTATCTACTGCAAACCAATGACCATGCTTTTTGTTGGCTTCTTTTGTATCGTTTTCTTTGGTATCCATTGGGATTGTCATCGTTCCTGCTATAACATTTGCGTTGAGATATTTTGATAAAACTTCTCCAAGCATTAACTCTATATTATCTACAAGTATTTCATTATTTGGGATATACGGTCTATGGAGTTCTAGCCATTCATTTATCGTATAGACTTCTATGTTATCTGATATACCCATTGTCTTTGCCGTGTCCATAAGATTATTTTTATTGCTCATTGTGGAAGTAATAATTGGCTTTCCTGTTACATATGCTGTTGAAATAAGCATTGTTGTTTTGCCAGTGCCACGTCCACGATTTATAATTCTCATGTTTTCACCTCCAATCTATTATTCTCCAAATTCACAAGTATCACATGTAGAAAAATACTTGTCGTGATCTATGCAGCATTGTGGTCTGTTATCGTATTTATATTCTTCTTTCGTAAAATTTATACGAAATGGTTCACATCTACAAGTCAACATAGACGCAATAGACATTCCGTGAATAATAGCCATTCTGCACTGACTATTACCTTTAAACACCGTAGAATCAACCATCCCTTGTTTAACATCCTCTATTTACAATCCAATGAAACCTGAATTTACTTTTAAATTTATTCTCCTAACTTCCTGCCACAATAAGGACAATATGCAATATATTCTCTCTGATGAACAAATCCATCCTCATATTCATCCCATTCAGAAGTTTCAATATCCAAGTAATATTCATTTGTTAATGGATCTACGTATATTTGATTGTCAGGCGAGTCATAATTACAACGATTACACATAATTATTCTCCACTCTTAATAATTTCCTCTAATGTTCTTGGTGTATAATTCATATATGGCATCATTGCACCAACGTTATACATATTACATGGTTTGTCATATAACTCTTCCATCTGGAACTTAATGTGTTCCATCATGTTATACTCGAAACTGTTATGCACATGACCGTAAAGATGGTAGTCATTGTAATAATGCCCGTTGAAACAAGGAATTGGATAGTGGCACAGAACGATATGTTTCCCATTTCCAATATCGAGTTCTTTGTAATGCGCGATTTCACAGAATCTTTTCTGAAACTCTCTATTCTTCAGTAGCTTTCCATCATGGTTTCCGACGATTAAATGTATATTACCATTCAATTCATTGAATATTTCAATCGTTTTTGTTGAATTATGCCACGAGATATCACCAAGTAAATACACGTCATCATCCATTCCAACCGCATTGTTCCAGTTTTCAATTAACGCTTCATCATGTTCTTCTATGGACTTGAACGGACGACTATCGAAGCTCATTACGTTAGTTAAGTATGTCCAAAATGCATATCAGCAATAAAATAATTGGACATAAAACCACCTCCTTTTTGTCAAGTAGAATTCAATTTTACTTTACCTTGCTTTATCACATTCATTGAAATCTAAAAGCATCTTATATTTATATTCTCCAAATCTTTCTTTCCAACGTTTCTTTATTTTTTCTGTGTTCCATCCAAAAGGAATCATGTGATTTTTCATTGGCAATCTGAGTGGCAATGGTTGATTTGCCACTACCACTCAAGCCACACATGATATACAATGTAGGTTTATTCATTTAAAGTCTCCTCGAATAACTCTTCAGCTTCTTCCATATCAGGCACATCAGATGTATCTTTAGCGATCCCCTCAATTACCTTAAATTCAAACACCTTATCCTTATAAGCTGTAAACGTCGATCTGTTATCGATGCGAACAACAACACCTTCGGCAACATGCGTCTTTCCAATCTCGTCGGCTGGCATATTACTGAGATGTTTGTTCGCTCTTTCTTTTAGATCTTCTGGTGTTGTATAGATAAATTTCTCCAAATCCGGCACATGTTTAACTCCGAGCTTATCGCACCACACTTTTACGGTTTCCCAAGGCAATTCAACCACCGTTCCGTCCGCTGTAGTCGCAGTCATTCTGTACACATACATATCCGATTCTCCTGGCTTGCATCCGTATGAAAAAGTCGTCGTGTCTCCGAATTTCTTTACGAACTCTTTCTCTTTAACTCCTTTATTGGACACTGAACCCATGATAGGAGTGGTCTCATTCACGTATCCTACAATCTCATAAAACACTTCGAATCCTTCCGGAAGATTCTCTTTCAGCAAATCATGATATTTTCTTCTGAATCCGTTGTCCGAATAATATCCATCATTCGCATTCATATCTTTTAGCACAACTCTTCTACTTCCAGACACAACAGAAACCTCTCTTGTGATTTTTGGTTCCATATGTAAAAATCTTCTTAACTTATTACTCTTCTTCGTAATTTTAACCGTCTTCATGGTACGAGCAGATGTGCCGTGCAACTTGCGCGTAATATAAATCGTATCGCCAGGTCGAAACGCTGACATATTATATGCCAATTGAGCAGTATCTTTGTGTTCTTCGAAAAAAGGATAGGACACCGATTCCTTCGATTTTTTCTTTTTCTTTTTTGATCCCGTTTCGACAGGGTGATTATTCCTCTTCCCTCTTGGGATATATTTCTGACAGATTTCATGACCATCCAGAACCGTAATTTGATCACCATCTTTTAATTTTGAAACATCTGTATATTTGGATAGTGTTTCGATCGGCAATACAAGTCCTTCGGATTTTTCGCCTCGAAGACGAATCGCCGTCACATTTCTTTTCTCAGGGTCCATATATCCGCCAATATTATTCCCATTTTCATCTTTTACCCTGACAAGATTATTGTCCGTTGCGTATTCCAGCGATAGCTGTCCATCGGACGGAAAAAATACAACCTTCTGACCCTCGTAATAGTTCAAATCAACAATGACGTTCTGCCCAAACACTTCGACGCATTGCAGCCTGTCAGCATTAGTATGCTTTCTTAAACCTTTAATTGTTGTGATATAAGCACAATACATAAGTTCCTCTTACCTTAGTAAGTAGTGCGCACTTTATCCTATAGGAACTTCTTCTAATTTTTCCTTTCTTTAATTATTCTCAACTGTGATTTTTGTCGTGAAATTTCACATAGACTTTTTATAGAAAATCAGATATAATAAGATTTGCCCAAGGGAATACAAGTCAGAGTCCTTTATATATGAAATAATATTTTACATGGGCATTTGTATTATTTCTGAAGGAGGTGTTGCCTATGGTATCAGATATTGCAACTGTAATTTCTTTTATGTGCCTCATCACATCAAAGTTTGTTGACCCTATTACTCTGACTTGGCTGCCGAAATAACAATCCCCATCCTCGATTATTATTATGAATTCCTACGAATTCACCCTAAAATTTAATCTTCTAGTTTGTTACCTTTTGCTTCATTACAAAGCTTACACATTGTTTGATAGTTGTTAATATCATCAGCGCCACCTTTTGAATGTGGTAAAATATGATCTTTTGTCATTAAAATTTCTGTGCCATTATCATCAACTGCATACAAATTCAGATGATATGCTTTGTCTTGCAAATGTCTTTCTTTTGCAAAATATCTACCTTCAATTCCACAAACCACACACTTGCAGCCTTTTGTAAAAAACGTTTGGTATCTTTGACTGTTACCTTTAATCAAATCTCCATCAAAATCAACCTTTGCGTTTCTCTTATCTTTTTCAAATAAAACATCTCTTACTTTATCTTTGACTTCATCGATGGAATATACTTCTTTGCGAATCAAGTCCTCGTGTTTTGATTTATTCATAGCGACATCTCCTTTAATTTTATTGTCACATAATTATTCTCTCTTTTATTTTGGAAATAATAAGCAGAAATGCTCTTAGATAAAATCATTTGAAACGTGGTTTTCCTACTGATTTATTCTCCTAGTTTTGTAATTACATTATTATATTCTCTGTTTTATTATGAAACTTTTTGCTTGCTTCTGAAAATACATCATAGATACTTCTATATCCACCATCATTATTTCGTATATCTGTATCGAACAATTCTTTAAAGAATACATTAAATGCTTCTAATTGTTCTGATTCTGACGCGTTTTCATCTGCATTTATAATCCTTATTGCTCTGTTTAATTCCAATAGAGCACCTCCTCAAGAAACCAAAAATTCATATGTTTTAATAAAATGCTTCCGACATTGAATTTCCAAGTCTTACAAGATTCTCTACTTCCTTATCAGACATAGAATTGATTTCTTCAATTGTAAATGTTTCATTGATTGCATAATATGAGTTGTACCAATTTTCATCACATCCCATACTATTTCTTGCAGTAGTTAATACTGGTTTCTTAATATATTCAAGTAATTTTTCTTTCTCAGTCATTTCAAGTTCCTTTCTTTTTATTCAAACTCTACTTTAACAGCATATAGATTGCATATGGATAGTAAATATAATCCAAAACCAAGTTAAATAATAACTGGAATCTATGAAACTTATAATCTTCAACATTGTAAGAAGATGCATTCCCAATTTCACAAATGTTTACGAATAAGTGCCATAAACAAGTAAATACCTGCAAGGCAGACATAATAACAAATTCGGTTGTCCCAATCTTATTGCCTAACACTGCGTAGAAAATAATGAAAAACAGTTCAATTAAGAATAGAAGGAAGATGGTTGTGCCTCGCGCTTCAGCACTATAAGGTTTACCACCACTCCGGTCTTCATCATTTTTTAACAGCTTAATCATCTCGTTCTTCCATAGTGTTTTACTTAATGATCTTGGAGTATTCTTTACTCTCAAAAACGCCAAAACAAATAAAATTGCTAATGCTAAAATCTTCATATTATAACATTTCCTTACCTTCTACACTTAACACTGCCGCCAGCATCGATATCTCCCGATACATTTCCGCAAGTTACTGAACCGCCTGCATCAATGTCTCCATCGACATTACCGCTCACTTCGCAGCTTCCACCACAATTAACAATTCTTGCATTACCGCGAACTGTTACTGAGACATCGCAATCAATATTATTTACATCTCCCTCAATAACTACTCTAATATCACCACTACTACATTTCTGAATAGTATTGCCATCCATAATTACTTTCCCATTCCTAATAACTACATTGTTTCCTGAACAAGTGATAGTTTTGCCATTAATCGTAATTCTGTTCATGCTCTTTTCCTTTTCTTATATTTGTTCTCTTGTTTACTTGTTACAAACCAAAGAAATATCGCTTTTTAGCGTGCTGTTTTCTTATAATCCTGAACTAAATTTCCACAACAAAGTGGCAACTCAGCTTTTGCCGCCACATCAACGACCACCTTCAAACCACAACTTTCTACCTTTTCTTTGATCTTATCCATATTCTCCCAATTCCACTGAATTGCATCTTCAAGACCATGTTCTTTTGTAGCAGTTGTTGTATTGAGCGGCGTAATCTTAACACAGAACACATTCGGATCAAGACCATATAACTTATTTGGATCAAGTTCCCAACCAGCTCCACAAATAAAATTCAAAGTGATGAGTCTATTATTATTTGGCATATTATTAAATTCTCTCTTCATCTCTTCGATTGTTACAACATCTGCACCACCAAATAAATATTTTCTCTCATCTTCATTCGTACTATTTGTAGAAATCTGAATATGCATAAATCCATCAAGATATTCTTTAACAGACATAACTTCTTCTTTTAATACATCAACCGGACTCTTGCCAAATACCTTTACTTTCGGAAGAATTGTGTTATAACAAGGCAAGAATGTAAATCCTTCACGATATGTCTTCATATCTTTCATAACTTGTAAAATATTTTTCCAATTGTACTGTGGCTCACCCATGCGGGCAAAACCAACCTTGATTTTGTCGCTCTTAGTAACCTGTGGATGCTGATTAAATACAAACTCAAGCTGTTCCCACATTTCTTCCGTAGACAGATTTCCATGAAAACCTAATTCTGGAACTAAACAAAACTGACAATGTTGTGGACATCCGTACTGTGTACTAATTGCTGTCAGCCATTTTTCTTCAAAAGGAACAAGATTTTTCTTAATCAGATTGGCATCATCAGTCATGATAATTTCCTGAGATTTTCCTTTTGTGTTTACATCCTGCATTGAAGTTGTTTCAATATAGAAATCCTTCTCCTTGTTATAAAGTACGTAAACACTACCGCTTGGATAAGCATATTCCTTTACTAATTCAAAATGTTTCATTTTTAATTCTTTCCTTTGTTTCATACAAAATTTTATAAGCAGCACTCAGGCCAGCTCTATCATCAAGCATTATATTGTAATAGATTTTGTTGCCAGTAAAAGGAATGTAAGGCGGAGACTGATTTATGTAATCAACACTAATTCCGACCTCTATACATTTATTCTCCATAAATTCGTATTTTGATTCGTCACAACACGTACTAAGAATCAATGTACATCCCATACTCTTACATTCTCTCAACAAAGATATTACTTTGTCATATTTGTATCCTTTATTGTAATAATCAAAAACCGTATTGTCGAAATCAAATGCAATAATTATTCCATTATGTAACCTCCGATTTTCAACCAGTCGGTCTATACACATTTCATCATTTAAATACGGATCAACCACAATACTGTTCGATTTCTTCATATTTATTCATCCATACTTTTCTATCATTTTCTGTATAGCCAAAGAAATATGGATAAAGCTTATTGTTAGTTGTGAAATAATAATGATGATATTCGCCATCTGGCAAGAACATAACGCCTGGAATGTTGATAGAATCTTTGATTTTCAAGAAGTTCTGATATGCATTTTTGTTGCCAAACATTTGTCTGAATGTAATCTGCTCTACACCAATGTTGTGCATTTTGTTTATGTAATCGAGACAATCTTCTGTGGTCATTCTCTCATTTAACACATTAATGACTCTTAGATTTGTTGTTTTCTCAATCTCAGGAAGAATATTCTTCAATCGTTCTATTGCTTTTGTATCATACGCTTCAATACTCAAAGCGATCTTCCTAAATTTCTTTATCAACTCCATATCATCAGGAAGGATACGAGTATGTATATCCAGCTTCTTACCGTATTTATGAGCAAGTTCATATACCCGATTATAGAAGTCAATATTTTCTTTCCAATTATAAAACGGATCTCCACCGCCTGATAGATTTACGGTTGGTGCATCAGATTCAGAAATACATTTTTCTAAATATTCCCAATCTATTTTATCTTTATCTGTTACTGCATTTTGTAAAATTGGATGATGTTTTGTAATGCAATATTTGCAGCGACAATCACATCCAAAGTTTGTTATCACAGTAAAACCCCTATTCTGCTCCGTATACATACTTTTTATCCTTTCTTAATTTTTATATACTATATATTGTATTTTCAACTTGTTGTACTACTATATATAGTATTAAATTCGCCATGAAACTCTCATTTCATTGCTACTATGAAAATACCCTCCGAATGATTTCTTCGTCGGTCATTGTTTTTATTTTCTCGATCGCCTTTTCAACGATGGATCGTGAGCTAACTGGAATTCCAGCATCCTCAATGATGATATCTTCTACGTCTACTGATTCATCTTTGTAACCGCCGGTTGCAAGCCTAACAGTTTCCGTCATGATGCAGTTCGCCGCATCTTCGTCGTGAAGTGTGAAAAACCCTTTTTTGAAGTTGGACTCAGGATAATAACATCGAAAACGATTAGTTTCTGGATCGTACATCCAAAGTTCTTCAGACCACCAGCCGCCAGAATAATCTTCGCACTTATTTCGGTATTTCACTCGAACCTGTTTGCCATTCTTCATAGCTGTCACATATATATTCTCCATCTGAAACCATCCTCTACTCGGTAATAAGCTTAGAATCGATAATGGTAAAATTACATCTGTGAATATAAAGAGGAAGTCCATCTATCATGATTTTTGTCGTTTTTGGAAGATTTTCTTCGACTTCCCAAGTAACATCATCTCCCATAAATGCTCCAATGTTATATCCATCCTGAGACTGGATAAGAATCAGCTTCTGTCCATGCTGACCTTCCTCACGCATGTCATACCACCAATTTTTCAACCCATAATATGTACCAATCGGTCTGCCGCTCACAGATACGTCATAGCCATCTTCTCTTGATGCCTCTTTTGTGTTCAATTCATTTGGAATATCTAGCATTTCCAAACGTGTATCCTTAAATAACACGCTGCTGCCACACGATTGAACATAATTTTCATCAATGCCGATCGTGACGACGGAACTTGTCTCATACCAGCTTGTCCAACTGCCATCCGTATTCCAGCCCCATTGCTTCACTTTATTTGGTTCGATTGTGAAGCTGTTGCCGGTAAAGTTCAGAAAATTATTCCCCAAATTATCGTACATCAAAGCCTCATATGTTACTGCAACCGTCTCTGCTTCATTTGCAGAAACAGCCACAGTAGATCCGTCTCCACATCCGACCATTGCAAGTGTAAGACCTAAAGCCAACACAATTCCTATAAATTTATTCTTCATTTTCACCTCAAAAATAACTGTAATTAGAAAATATTCTGTTTAAACATTCATCATCTTTTAAGACCACTCGAAGAAACCACATCCTACGCGTCCGGGTATCCACGCCTTGTCACCACTTGGTTTCGGCTTTAAAATATCCAATGGCAATCGTTTTTTACCTTCGCACATTGAATGATATCTACAGCAGCTGCATGTGTTTTTTTCATACTCTCGAACCCGTTCATCATATGATTTTCCCTCATATTCAGCCATCATATATTTGTACAGTAAATCAGACATTTCCTTCTTGTCCTTTTCTGCGTATTCATACTTTGTTTTATATTCTCTAAGTTTCTGAATTTCTTCTAACAATTCATCTAACATATCATTCCTCATTCATGTCAGTTTTGTTCTGGCCATTCTCAATCCTCTACGTCACGCACTTCTAAAATCACAAAAACTGCAAAAGCAAAAACAAGCGCAATTAAAAAATATTCCATTCAGATCTCCACCTCCTCACATTTTAAGACCATTTAAAATATCCACAACCTACACGTCCAGGTATCCAATTTTTATCACTTCGGATCGGTTCCAAAATATTCGCCGAGAAGCCCGTCCCCTTTCAATTTTTATTTAATCGTCTCGACGCTACTTGCTTATTCTCTATATGGTTCAGGCAATGGCATCCACGCGATCGCTCTGCCAATTCTTGCCCAATACCATTCTTCTTTAAACAATTCGCGCTGTGCTTTCGTTACATTTCCTGTATCGGTTGTTACAAGCACTTTGATAATTTTTCTGCCAGCATACCTATCGTCATCTTCTGGCATTTGTCCTAGTTCACATTTAATCCATTCCATTTTTATTCTCCTTACGCTCCACCATTTGCACCTGACGGTGCAATTTAAGATTCTTCGGATTAAATACACAAGCCGGGGCAACCCCAAAGCTGCTGTGCGCATAGTGGCTGTACAGACAACCGTCCGTACTCACGTGGCGAACGTAGTGACCGCCCCCGGCGTCTGAGATATACCAAGGTGTGCAAGTCCACATCCATTCAGGGAGAAGTGGAACGTGCTTACGGTACTTTCTGTATTCATCACAACTCAGGATGAAAACTCTATCTGTGACTGTGCCGTAACGGTCATCTCCGTTGTCGGCTACCAAGTCAACCTCATGAGGAATAAGATTATCCTCACCCAACACAGGAAGCAGTTCGTTAAGCAGCTTTCTACGCAGGCTTGACTTTGCGTAGTTGTTGCAGCTGTCATCATCGAAGATATACTCTTCATTGTTCCAAGCAGATGCCATGATTGCCAGAACACCGTCGTTTACGTTGTTGTCAAGAACGATCCATTCAAAACCCCTGAAGTCGAAATGCTCACCTGCGCTTAATACACCAATGTTTTCTTCTTTCATGATTAACTCCTTCATTTAATTTCATAAATAATCTTAGGCGCGCTATTCGAAATTGGAGCAATATAGATGGTTTTGCCGTCATCCTTGAATTTTTCTGGAATTCCAATCACATCAATATCCCATCCATAATCATTTACTGCCTTTTTTAAATCCGCAATTTTAGATTTGAATTGCAACGGAGCCATTATGATAAGCTGCTGCGATGTTGAAACTGTCTTTACGTATTCAAGCATTTTCATTAATTCTTCTTTTTCAAATTTCATTTTATATTTCAACCTTTGCTTTACACTCTATGATTCAAACCGCTTATGGCGATGAGGTCTTTCAGAATTAATTCGATCAGATTGCGCAATCTCTGTAGGATAAAGCATTTTGAACACAGAGAACAAAAATAACATTTTCTGGCCTGTTTAATTCTTAAAAAAATTTACAACAATATCAATTTTTTCTTTGGTATTTACGTTTGGATTAGTTATCTTTTCGTATTCATCTTCCGTGAGTAATCTTGTCTGAACACTTTTGGCGTCTATAGATCTTGCTTTGATCGACTTGCAAATAGTGTCATCATACTTTTTCTGCAAATTCAACCAATACGAATCGCTCACACCAGTCAAATCGGCAAGTCTTAGTGCAATATCTTTGGTTACTTTTTTCTCTCCGCTAAGTAAAAGATAAAGATCGTATTGTCTTATACCCAAATCTTTTGCAAAACAACCAATATCTACATCCAGACTTTCCATGTATTCTTCGATATAATAACCCGGAGAAAACGCAAGATCATAATCTTCCAACATGGTCTACACACTCCTTTTCCTCTGCTTCAACGAAAAATTAGTTTCAAGCATTGTTTCTTTCCTTTAAAACGTGCCATACTTTCAGATTTCCCCAACCGTAGTCGTCCTCATCGTCTTCTACAACTGCAAGACCACGATCTTCGAGCATTTTTGCAACTTCGAGCATTTCAGAAAAATCTCCGCAAGCACGAATTTCTCCAACTTTTATCAGCTTTCCCAACTTCATACAATTACTCCTCTACCCAATATCTAAATGCAAGCGGACATCCATCTTCTAAATATCCTCCGACACACACGTTGTCATCTGCATTTCCAGTCCAGAGAGAACATCCATATTCTCTATATCCCGTATCGTTTTCATAATACGTAGTCTCACAGTATGAACAGTTTTCATAATCTACTTCGTAAATTTCTTCTTCCATATCTTTTTATTCTCGTTTATCCGCAATACACTTGATATTGTTTTCAAGTTTTCGATAAGTCTCATTTGCATTTAGAATATTAAGGACGGTGGCTGATAACATATTTTTCGTAGAATTGTCAAAAGCTTCCTTCATGGCGCAATTTACCTGTTTACGAATGCCATCTGTAAATTCGTCTACAGCTTTCTTAATTTCCTCGTTGAAATCAAATTGACTTTTAATATACTCTTCGAACGTTACATTCTTATATTCGCTATTATATTTAGCCGCCTTAACCCTAAGAGAATTTGATTCAAGTTTTTCTTTGAGCTGCTTTTTGATATACTCCTCAATAGTGTATTCGCGCACCTCAGAGTCGTCCCAATAACCGCCACCAATCTTAATTTTGGTGTTTGCAATATACTCATCGACAAATCGCTGAAAATTTTCCGAAACCTTGTCTTCAATTGCGCCTTTGGCTACTTCTTCCGCCATTTTCCTTACAACATTATCGACTTGGTTTCTCACAACAGCCTCAATATTTTCCTCGATGGAATTCTGCACAAGATTCTCTAAATTTTCCAGATCAATAGTAATTTTCATATTCACTCTCCTTTGTTATATTCACTCCAATCAATCAGAACATACTGTTTAAAAGACGGAAAATAGGTAGTTGCTCCATATTGATCTTTACACCACGCATCAAGCAATTTTTGCAAAGATCCGATATCACATTGGTCATAAGCGTCTTCGTGCAAATATTCGCAAGCATTAGCCGTAACATCTGCTGCGTCGATATGTATTTTCTCAACAGAAGTTACCCATAATCTCACAGGTTTTGTGTACACTTCTTCATCCATATAGTTTGCTGCATAATCGTCAAAGAAATCGTCAATTGTGTCGTAATACTTGTCAAATTCCTCACAGTAAAGCATTGTATCTACATCTTTTTCATCAACTGCTACTGCCTTAGAAACTTTCTCATTCCACTCTTTTATTCTCTTTCCTTCGTCAGCTTTCTTCTGTCCTTCGCAGTCACAATGCGTATATCCTTGATTCTTATATGGTTGTCCACAATAAGGACATAATCTCTGTACGCCATTAAAACAACTCCGGCAAAACGAAAGTGCTTGATGTTTATATGGAAAATGTTCTCGTCTACCAGCTTCAGAATCATCGCCTTTGATACCATAAATATTATTCTCAATCCTCATTCCCAGACCATTACAAACAGGACAAATCCTTTCATGTTCTGTTAAGTCTTTGATGAGAATTTTAGGGAATGATTTCTGAATCGCTTCGTAAAGATTTATTTCTTCTCTATGTGTTGGATTACTCATTTACTCCACCTTTCTTCACAATATCAACAGCATTGTCTCTTACAATCAAATTGTGATTCATCATAGTTCCATCGCCAATGTCTATATTTGCATTGAAAGTCCATTCATCTAATTCTTTTACAACTTTTTCTACATCATAAACACATTTCTGGTTGCCAAGAATTTGCATTACATCTGACTTTCTTACAAAGCCCATTTCGGATGGTAGCTTGGACAATTCTTTTCGCAATACCGTCTTATCAATTAACTGTCCCATATTGTCATTCTCCTAAGTCATTAAATTCTCTACCGTATAAAATATTACCAATCGCAGATTTACATTTTTCTAACGCATAACAATATGCGTTTTTCCTGACATTATCTTCTACAGAAATTGCTCGTTTCTCATATTCACAATCAATTTCCTTATCTATTTCTTCAACAAATCTTTCCAATCGTTCAACAATAGTAGAATTATCAAATAGATTTACACCTGTTGGCTTGCTGATACTCTGAATATATTTATTAACAGATTCATGCTCTTCTTTTGTAGCTTCTCGCATTGAATATTCAAAGGCTCTCAATTCATCTTTGCCGAGCCACTTTACATAAGCACCACAATCATCACAATACAATCCTGTATTATTACCTTTTACTTCTGTATGAAGTGCAACGCTTCCACACTTTCTACAACAGTTCTGATACATAATTTCTCCTTTCTGACAGACTATTCGAAGATATTCTCTACTACTTTCAACTTGATCTCCTGACTAAATTTAGATCCAGCAGCTTTCGGATGTCCACCACCGCCAAATAAGCTTGCTACATCTTTTCCAAGATCAATATCTTCTTTAACAGTTCTGTAAGAAACAGTACAGCCGTCAATATCAATCATTGACACATAATCAATTTCAGGATGCATCTTGCAAAGCCGATTTCCTAATTCGCTAACATATCTATCAGCAAATACAAATCCACAAACCTTACCGCACACTGTATTTGCGAACATTGTCTTATCTTTTTCTTCGATATATCTGTCAATCTCATCCTGCTTTATTTTTAATACAACTTCATCTTTTGCATATAATCTTGGGAATACTTCATCATGAATTTCAGAAATGCACCAACGAACAAAATCATCACGTCCATAAAGATATAATAAATCATTGACCTGCTTGCAGATAATTCCGTCATCACCGAGAGTTGACCATCTCCAAGTGTCATAGTCTCTTACTAATTCAGCAAATCTCTCTAACGCTTTATTATTATCTAACTCTTCACTCAGACAACCATTCATACCTAACCAATGATAAAACAACATAGTTCCCGATGTTTTAATTCCTTTAGAATCTTCGATAACTACATCACACCAATCATACTTATTTAATCCAAGAGCTGTTGGGTGATGGTCTAATAACTTGACATTGCCTCTCTTATTTAATAATTCGGCAGTTTCTTCATTCACACGAATATCAGTAATATAAATTGGAATTGTGTTATCCTGCTCCGTTTCCAAGTATTCTCTTACACTTGAATCAATATTGTCATAATCACAATATGAAATTTCTACATTATCTTTACCAAATGCGAGTTGTGCCAAAATACCACAGCCGATTCCGTCAAGATCTGTATGTGAAAATAATCTAACCATTATAATTCTCTCTTAACTGCATCCATTCTTTTCTTTTGTCATCTTAACATATTTAAGTAACTCACTTTTCTCGTTTGGATACACACCTTCAATTACCAATTGTAAAAGACAATTCAGTGTATTTCCTATTTCTTTTCCTGGCTTATATCCAATCTCAATCAGATCCTTGCCATTGATAGCTAAATCTTTCAATGAGAAACATTCATCTTTCTGTAAAACTTCCTCTAAGATATTTTCGATATTGTCAATTTTCTGAAGCCTACTATCCTGTTCTATATATGCTTGTGCTTTAATATCTGCTCTACGAACATTCAATAGTCTTCTAAATTGTTCTTCTCCAATCTTGTTGAGCCATCTCTTGACATACTTTTCACCGACTTCAAAAGTTGCATCATGATAATAGACAAGCTGTACAACCTTTTCTCTTGTATCATTATCAAAACGGAGTCTTTTCATAATCCCATCTGTCATATCAGCACCAACTCTTCCATGCCCTTTAAAATGTCTGATACCATCTTCTCCGTCCTGATAACAATGTGGCTTCCCTATGTCGTGAAAGAACACTGCTAATGATGTAATTAAATCTATTGGATTTAAGTCTTCTTCACAATCACAAAAATATGCTTCTACTGCATGAATTGTATGTCCCCATACATCATAGATGTGATATGGATTATTCTGTGGAAAATCAAACATATCTTTTATTTCAGGAATAAACAATGATAATACATCACTATATAAAACCATCTGTACGCAAAAATCACTTGACGCAGCGATTTTGCAGAACTCACTATTTATCCTCTCAGCTGATATACTCTCTAAATTCCGATACATCTTATGCAAAACATAAGCTGTATTTGGTTCAAGAACAAAATTTAACTGAGAAGCAAATCTAACGGCACGTAAAATTCTCAAAGCGTCTTCAGCAAACCTATCTTCTGGTTTACCAACACACTGAATTTTGTGATACTTTATATCTTCCACGCCATTAAACGGATCTACAAGACCAACTTCATCATTGTATGCCATAGCATTAATTGTAAAATCTCTACGCTTTAAATCCTCTTTAAGACTTTTTGTAAAAGTCACTTTGTCTGGTCTGCGATTGTCAGAATAATTACCATCAATTCTGTAAGTTGTTACCTCGTATGGTTCGCCATCAACGACAATGGTTATTGTTCCATGCTGTAAACCAGTTTCAATGATTCTTTTGTCCTTGAATATTTCAAGCGTCTCATCAGGTGTGGCAGATGTTGTAATATCATAATCATGAATTGATCTTTTCAAAATGCTATCACGGACGCATCCGCCAACTAAATATGCTTCGTATCCTTTTTCTTGGAGTGTATGAATAATCTCATTTGCACCAGACGGAATTTCAATTTTTAATTGTTTCATGCAAATCCACCTCGATATGTTATATATATTATTATATTTTATGCACTATATGTTGTGTCCAAAAGAAATGCGAGTTTCTTTGCTTCACTTTCTGTTTCTTTCAAGACGCTCAATTTTATCCTTTTCACTATCTGCTCTATTAAAAGGAATAACTCTACCATCTTCAATACAGGTCAACATTACAACATTTGCTTTGTTGTCTATTGCATCAAATTGCTGCTTATGCACTCTGACAGTTCTAATCGAACTAAAATCTACATTAAAACTCATAATTTATACTCACTCTTCCAACTCATATTCCTTGCCCTTTAACGACTCGATAGCAGCTTCTTTTGAAAAGAATACAGTCTTGCCAATACTGTTTTTCGTGAAAGTTCCGCAATAACAATGTCTACCTCTTACAGAAAACGTATATCTTGCTCTAATCTGTTTCTTACATACATGACATTCTTTGATTGAATATACATCATGATAATCTCTGTTAATAACCCATACAGTCTGTCCAATTTCTACGTCTGGAATAGTATTCTTCTTATACTCATCAAACACTTCTCTTAATGACATTTCGTGTTTATTCCAAACTCCATCATTAATATCAAATCCACTATCTGATAGAAACTGTAATAATTCGTCAATGTCTACCAACTGCTTATTAATTAATTTATCAGCCATTAATTATTCTCCTTTTGTTCTACATTGAACGTGTAATCACCCCAATATAAATCATCAATATCTTTACTCGCCATTTCAAACGGCATCTTATACTCTATAATCAGATATGATCTTAATTCTCCCATATCAGAAAACTCTTTTCTTTTTACTTCTCTTGTACTATATCCATCATCATAATCTTCCTCTACAATAAGAGTAAGCACATTAGATGTCATGCCAAGCAGCTTCAGAATCTCTTTAGCATTTGAATCATCTGTCATTTCAGATAAAAGAGGTTTAATGAACTGATTTTTCTTAATCTCATTAACTATCTCATCATTGCCAACCACATGATTGATTACTTCTAATGCAAAATCAAACCATTTCAGTCTCAATAATCTTTCAATGAAACGCCCTAAATATGAATTTGAAATATCATGCAACTGAACAATTCCAGTATTAATCAACTCTTTTGCATAATCATGTGCCTTTTTTAAGTCGTAAAAACTTGTTACTTTGGCAGGATCGAATGAATATCCGGCATCAAAAGGATGAATCATATCACATAAGTAATGTTTACTCTTAGTCATTTTATTGAGCTTATCCAATATTTCAAATGCTTTTTCTTTGTAACCAGGATTGCCTAATGTTCCATTGTAAAATATCTTGTCCTCTAAATTGAAATAATCGTAATGTTCTACAATATTCTCAAGCAATTCATCAGTAGTCTTAATTTCTTTTTCTACTCGAAACTCTGATACATAATATTTACGATATGCATCCTGTTCACTTTGTAATGGCTCTATGTAAAATACTCTATTATATTCAGGAATACCGTCAAACAACATTCTGACTGCAAAATCATCTGTACAATTGGTACGAATTTTATTGTTATACAAATTCACATGACCAGATTCAAGCGCCGAAATACACTCCTCGTATTTTTTTATGTCTTCTTTGTATTTTTTATTCTGTTCTGCCGTAGTTCTCTTCATGCCGTTTTCAGGGACTGGCTTATTTGGTTCTGACATTATAATGTACTTACAACTTGACGCAAAATCTCTTACATTCCTTTTTTCTAAGGGGAAATAATAGTATCCCATTGTTTGTCTCCTTTCTTGCCGTTCTAATTTCCAAATGAAAGAACGATTTCGTTTACTTGTATATACGTTTTGTCGGAAATCCGGCAAAATCGGAATGGGCTGACCGGCTATGACACCAGCCAACCCTAAAAATCATTTATTTTTGCGCTTACCGACAATAAAACCAGCTGCAAAACATCCGAAGAGGACTAAGATAAAAACTCCAATATTTAGAACGATCATGCCGTAATTCCTCACTCAATGATCTTGAATGACACGTCTGTGCGTCTATTCATTGCTCTGTGCTCTTCTGTATCATTATCGACAACCGGATTGCTAGAACCATTTCCAACAACTACAATTCTGTCAACAGAAATGCCGTTCATGATGAAATAATTCTTGACCGCTTCCGCTCTCTGAAGAGACAGCTTTTTATTGTACTCGTCTAACGGATCGGAGTTTGGATTCGGGTCGGTATTACCGGCGATCTCAATAATTGCACCGTCAAGAACCTTTGCGATGTTAATGAACTTATCCAGTTCTTCGGACGCACTCGCAGAATCAGAAAACTTCGCGGTATTCTTTTCAAAAGTTACAGATGCGGAACCGCTCAGAAGCGCCTGAGTATCCTCAATCGTCTGCTTATTCTCCTCTGTTACTTTCACAGTTTCTGTGTTAGATACTTCTGTTGTATTGAAGTTGTCCGCAATCGCATCGATATATGTATCGTCGAAAATTGCATCTACAAGGCTTGCATTCACACTTTCTCCAATAGAAGTCCATACGTTGCACATATCCGAATAAATCGTTTTTGCTGTACCATTCAGCAGATCAGAATTATCCTTCCATGTTGTCAGTTTTGCTGTTTTTGTGCTTGCAATAATATCTTCGTCAGATGCAGTGTTGAACATCGGCATTACTTCTCTTACGGCATCAAACTCGGTATCATACATAGAAGAAGCCTCTAATGCACCCTGAATAAACTTTTCCACAACATCTGGATGTGCTTCTGCAAATTCCTTGTCAAACAAAATGCCGTCCATTACAAGATTCGTAGAACTTGCCGTACTAAATAAAACATGTGCATCAGTCATATTCTGAGCCTGAGTCAGATAAGGTTCCCATGTAGCGGCCACATCTACCTGTCCAGCGAAGAACGCTTTTGCTGTATCATCAGCAGTGGAGAATAAAACCAGATTGTCAATAATCTCAGATTTCTGCTCGTCAGACAGATCAGAATTGTTCACAAACCAAACAACTAGAGTCTGCGCTTCTGAAAATTCTGGAACACCAATCTTTGCGCCAACAAGATCGTTTACGGACTGAATAGAGGATTTTGCAATAATACCGTCGCCACCGTTGGAATAGTTTGTGATAAATGGCATAACCACTTCTTTTCCGGCATCAGTAAATTTCTGGGACAGGAATGCTGTTCTATTGATCGTATAACCTGCAGCATTCAGATCGCCTTTAATAAGAGCGTTGCTAGACTGTGTTGCGTCGTTGATGATATTGATGTTTACTTTGATGCCAAGCTTATCGTAGATAGATCCGGGCTGCGTAGTTAATCCCTGGTTGCCATCGATAATGGACTTCCAGCCCGTCCATTCATCCAAAGACAGATTGATTGTTGTGTCTCCGTCGGTCTTTTTCGTAGAATTTTCACTGGATGGCGTTCCGGAATCAGAGGATGTGTCCTTATTAGCTGCTGCGACGTTTTCCTTCACATCGCTAGAAGCGGCAGTCTTGGTCTTAATAAAACCAGTTTTCAATCCGGCAAAAACACCTCCGCCAATTAAAGCCACGATTAAAAATACGATTAGAATTTTCGAAGCCTTCGTAAGTCTAAATCTTTTACTCATTTCCTTTTTTCTCCTTATTTATTGTATTTTTTCTTTAAACTTTCTAAGTAGGCGTTGCTGCTATTTTTCTTGGCTTCAACCTCTGCTTTTGAAAGTTTTGTAGACATTTTGTTGTTGTGTACCACCTTAGAACCTTCTACAATCGCGTCAAGGTCCTTGTTTTTATCACGAACTGTATCCAACAGCTTATCTGTAGCCGTAACACTTTTCAGCTCGTCCATATCGTCGTAGACTTCCTGCAACTGTTTTTTCACCTTCATGTTTTCAACTACTTCTTTGCTCTCACGTTTCAGCTTTCTAAGATTCTTCTCGCACATTTCCTGCGCATCTTTTGCTGTATTGGCGGCATCTTCGTAAGCTTTAATCAGCTCCTTGTAACGTTCAATATCAGAAATAATTTCCTCATGTTCGTCCGCCTTTAACTGAGCCAGATCCATCTTATTAGCCTTTACAAGTGATTCACATTCCGATTCGACCTTTTCCAGCTTTGCTTTCAGATTTTTCATATCTCTCTGCGCATTACTCAGTTTCCCGGCAGCAATTCGATAAGCGTTATCCGCTTTGTTATATCTGTCCTGCGCCTGATCGATTTTTTCACTGTAAATAGCCGCAGCTCCCTCTGGAGTCGATGCCATATCCTTAATAAACACCCTTGTAATCCCGGAAAATAACGTTCTTGCTTCCGGAAACATGATGAAGATTAAAATAATGAGAAATACGACTACGGCAAAAATTAACTTTCCAAGTTCCACTTATTCCGCTCCTCCTTCAACAAATTTAATTAGTCCAGAAATTCTTCCGATCTCCGCATTGATAATAGTTTCAGAATCTTTCATTTCTGCTCTCTTATCCGAAACTTCTTTTTCTAGGCGTGCGATTTCCTTTTTATGATCCTCGATTTCAGAATCTCTATTGGAAATTTCGTCATTTCCATCGATCAGAATTTTTTCAAGAACACTTTTCAATGTCTCAACTCTTTTTTCTCCATCCAGATTCACATCTGTAACTGTAAGCCCGAAAACTCCCAGTGTAGCCAAAACTGATGTTCTTTTTGTTTCAGTAACCATCTCTTTTGGAAGAGAATTGATTAAGTCTTCAACTTTAAAAATCGACTTAGACTTATCAAGAAGTTCGTTTTGAGTGTAAACATCCTCAATAAGCGAATCGGTATTTACCGAATCAAGCTCTACCGGGATGGTTTCATCCTCAACATCGTAATTGCATTCTTCGTCCAATTTTTCTTCTGGAACTCGTTCAACAAAAAAATCTTTAAATCCCATCTCTGTCCTCCTAGACATTAAAATTTTATAATCAGATCACACATTTTTTTGGCTTCTTCCGCACTATGCGTAACCATAATTATCGTATTACTCGTTTTTTGGTGCTGATCCATAATAAGATCCTGCATCCTACATCTCGTATCCACGTCTAACGCAGATAGCGGCTCATCCATAAGCAAAATTTCTGGACTCATAAACAACGTTCTGGCAAGCGCAAGTCTTTGTCGCATTCCGCCAGACAACTGCTTCGGATACTTATACTCGTTTCCGCTCAAACCTACGACATCCATCATTATTTTTGCTTTGCTAACATCCTCGGTCGTTACTTTTCCTTTTACTTTCTTAGCGATAAGGATATTGTCCAGACATTTCAGCCAATCAAACGACGTGTAATTTTGATGCATCATGTAAACGTTATTTTTACTTGCTTTAGTAACATATTCTCCGTTTACTAATACGTCTCCACTTAAAGGTTTTGCTAATCCTGCGATTGTTCTTAAAAGAGTGGTTTTCCCACATCCAGACTCCCCTAGAATTCCGTAGATTTTATTATCAAACCTGTAATTAAAATTTTGCAGCAATGGTTTGTCTCTGCTATATCCGGTATATAAACTCTTTAGTTCAATCATCAATATATCTCCATTTAAAAACATTCCTAACTAACCATTTTGCAGAAAAATCAAAGATAATGCTGATAATCACAATTACAATAATTGCCATAAACACTAAATCCGTTCTTCCTCTCGACGAAGACTGCTGTATTGTATAACCGATTCCATATTTGGCGTTGATACTTTCTGCAACCGATATGTATGTAAATCCAATACCGTACATCATGATAAAACTATTCATAACGCCTGGAAGAATCGCCGGAATCTGTATTCTCCAAATTGTTTGAATCTTACTCATTCCAATCGTTAGCCCAGTATCAATCAAATCCGGATTGATTTCTTCTAAGCAGAGTACAACAGACGGCATCATATATACAAAAGTTGCAATAAATAGGAATACAACCTTCATAATTTCTCCAATTCCGAACCACATAATTAAAAGCGGATAGAACGCTGCGACCGGAATATACCTCATAATTCCAATAATGGGATTTAAAATGTCTTTTGCGATTTTTGAATTGTAGACTAGAAGTGCCGTTGGAAATGCGATTCCTCCAGAAACGAATGTGGCGATCGTAATTCTTAGAAATGAGTATCTTATTGCTTTTACGAGTTGTCCTGTCTTAATCATAGAAATTAGATCGACAAACACAGTTTTCGGCGCTGGAACGAACAAAGGATTTACATGTTTCGCTGCAATGGTCCAAATCGCCAGAATAGAAACCAGCAATACAACTCTTTTTATAAAAGTTTTCGTTTCTCATCCTCCTGTGATTCAAACTCAAGTTCATGGCGCTTTTTCCACTCGTCCAGTTCCATATGGCATACCCACTTTGTAAAATATCCAGAGGTTACAGTTTTCCAGACGCCAGATACTAAGAGAACTTGTCCGTAATAGAACCCGTCGGGCTTATACTGTTTAATTCTCGCTCTCATTAGCTTTCTCCTCTTTAGGCGCTATAGAACACATTTTTTCACACGCTTCAATCACATCGTTTGAACTCAATCTTCTGCGCACGCCGTTTTTCTTCCATTCGAAATAAGTTTCACCATCATCGAAACCTACAACCATGCCAGATCTTTTGTTCGGGATTTCACTCGCAATTTCTTCGCACATTTTCATGATGGCCTCCGGCGTGTATGTATTATGTAATTCGTCTGGATGTACTGCAAATAAATGTTTTCGCAAGATTCTTAAAAAGTCATTTACCTCACTCAATCATCTTCATCTCCTTTCTCTATGTCGTTTGGAAAAGTCAAGCAGAACATACCTGCTAAAAGTGAAAGCGGACACAAAAGAAAGATCTTCACAGCATCGTTAAATATCATCGAAATGGTCAATGTTTCGTTCCTGAACGCAAAAACAACGTTTAAAATTGGTTTCAGAAACGTAGCATATGCACCAACAAAAACGATCAGTTCCACCAAAAAGAAAAAAAAAACAAAATGGAAGCTACACTGACTAAAGCTACCAATGAGGAAAGAGAGGCCATCAA